AGTCTCGAGAGCGAGTGCCATGTATTCAATACGACTATAAATAATATCAGGGTCAGCACTTCCAAAGTGGTCGTACAGGTAGAGTTCCCATCCTTTGAGCGTATACTCATATGCTTCTAGTAGTGTGTCCTTGGAATGTTCTCCAAGATGTAATGCTTTACCAGCAGCTACTGACATAAGTCCTAGTGCTGTTCTTCTGTTACTTTCTTCCAGTGCAATGTAGCCAACCTTCTCTCCTGTTTCCAGTAGATGTGTAGCTAGTTGCCGACAGAACGTAGATTTACCTTGCCCTGTCCCGGACGTGATAGTAACTAATTCTCCAAACCGTATGCCATGACTCATCTGTTGCAGTCCTGCAAAAGGATATTCATAATCACAAGGTGGTGATGGGTTGGTAACAAGTTCTAATAATGATTTGCCCTCAACGATTCCATCCGGTCTGTAAGTCTCCGCATTCCATATTGCTTTTCTAATTGCTTCCGTATCTCCGGCTTGTAATGCATCACTCGCATCTTTATACGGGTCTGCCAGATTAGCAATTTTAGCTGTCCCTGACGGTAAGAGAGCAGCCACTTGTTCCGTCGCTCTGCGCCCTGCCTCGTCCTTGTCAAAGAATAATATAACTTCTTTGTAACCTTGGAAGAGTTGTAGTTGTTTCTGAATGTCTTTCTTTGCCGACGCTGCGCCATGTGGTAGCGAGACGTGTGGCCAATTTGGGTAGGCTTCCCACCCTGAGGCTGCATCCAGTTCGCCTTCGTAAACAATAATTGATTTACCGGTAGAAGGAATGAGATGCTGACCAAAGAGAGTGTCAGTGCTAGTTCCTTCATACTTAAACTCTTTTAGTTTATTCTTCGTCTTGAAGCCTTGAAGAACTCCGTTGCTGTTGAAATAAGGGAAGCGTAGAAGTTCTCCGTCTCTGTAAATTTTGTAGTGCTCGCAAGTTTTCTCACTGAGCTTACGTTTGTTGAGTCGTTGAGCTGACCCTTTGAATTGGGGCACATTTGTAAAGGTGGTAATTGTTTCTTCTTCTTCGCCACGTGTTAAGTTGTGGCAACTAAAACAAAATGTATTTCCGTCTGAGTATACTGCCTTAGCATCAGATGAACCACACACTTCGCATGGCTCATGTCTTATAAACTCTGCTGTCATTTCAGCCAATCAACTGGAATACAATGCGCAGCGCACCATTTAATACTGTAACGCTCGCACCATTTTGCGTAGGTTGTCTTGGACTTCTTCGATATACGTTTGTAGGGGTCTTGAAAGACCATGCGAAGATCTATAGTTGGGTTGTCCTTGATAACTTGTCTTATTTTACGCCTAGATGGTGGGTCCCAATACCCTTTGACCTCTAGGATTACTCCATTGTTAGGTAGCACAAAGTCAGGAGTATAGCTATGTTCAATCGTGTAAGGATAGGACGTCTCCTCATATTCATAGTCGACGCCCAATGTTACCAACAGGTCTGCTACCTTTTCCTCCAGACCTGACCTAAAAGTCATCTTCTAACTCTACTGAGCTAGGTGTTGTATCAGGTGTTACATTTGGCTCTGCTGTTTTGAAGCCTGCTGTACTGCCAAATAAGTCAGCAGCTCCTTGTTCATCAAGGTCGCCTGTGTCTACGCCTACTTCTGACTGCACACTTACAATCTGTACTCCAGATAGCTTGAGTGATGTACCATAAGTCACACCGTCCCTGAGAATGTAAGGTTTCTGTGTAAAACCTAACTTAACTTTACTGCCTGCATAGACTGGAGTGTCCATATCTTTTACAGGTGTACCTTCTGTGTCTACAATCGGTGGTCTTTTTTCATCTGACCATGAGAACTTAATTGTAAACTTACCCTTTGATACCTCCTCCCATGGTGTTGGTTTTAAGGTAGCTCTTCTTGGGTTCTTGAGCTTGCTCTCTGCCCACTTGAGGCAGTCTGTTCTTTCCTCTTCAAGTTTGTTTACTAGCTCCTCTCCGACAATAGCTTTGAGTGAGTAGCCAAACTTGCTTGGTTTTAATATAGCCTGATAACCTTCAAGGGTTACTGGCTCTTGAGTTACGTGAATACTACGTGACATTTAACAAAAGAAATAAGTGGAATCAATTACCTCGGACGCATGTAGGTCTCCGATAATCGGTGGTTCAGTCTCTGCTCCTATTGCTAGGGCAAAGTCAGTTAGTGGTTCATGCTCTGCGAACAGACGCATGTAGGTCTCTCGTACAATAGTTGAGAGAGTACACATATCAGTAGCTCTACATAGAACTGAATCATGTATTAGAGCTATCGGTTTATCAAATTGACTTGCTGCAAAATGTAGCAGCGAGGCGTCAAGTGAATGAATAAGATTAGGAGCTGTGGCGTTCTTGTGATGTTTTAAGTCTACGCCTATCTCTGCACCTTGGACGTTAATTTCACATCGTCCCATTAATTGTGTTTTTATTTTTAGAGGTCTGTCGTGTTTCATCAAACGTTGTACAACAGGAAATCCAGATGGTGTTGTCCATCTAATTTCTGGTGCACCTGATCTGATGGCACGTGAGATTTCAGTCTCTATCCATTTCATTACTCGCATCGGTCCGGGAACGACGATATTCATGGCGTCCCTGACAGCCTTTACACATTGTGTTAGTTCTTCTTTGTCAACTTCTACACCTTTTTCTGTAAATGCATCTCTGATGTACGATCTGTTGCTGAAAGGTTTAGCATTGTAGGGTATAGTCATAACACAACGTTTGGTTACTTTTCTATCCCAATATGGTCTAAGTCTTTCAGGTATGTGGTCTACGCTTGTTTCTGCGATAAGTTTATAGGCGTCTTGTGGTTTGTTTGAGCCGACCACATTTACAATTTTTGCTGTCGATTTGTCCTTAGCTAGTCCAGCTAGGATTTGTAAGCCACTGCAAGTAGCGTCGATTGCGACGGGCAAGTGTGTGTGAAAGCGATGCTCAAAGTGTAGCTCGCAGAACTCACAGCAGGCAGCCAAGAATTGCCAAGGCTCGTCTGCATTTTCCCAGTCAGCAATGTTGTCGATAGGATTGTAGAACACACGAGTAACTAAATCATAGTTCTCTGGTTTATCTATCCATGCGATACGCTCTTCCATTGTAGCTTTGTCAAGTCCGTAGGTAGTGGCAAGATGAAACTTAATCCACTTCATACCCTGTGCATTTATTCTAGCACCTTTACTAAACAACAATAAACTTTTTCCAAAGTCTGTGTCTTGTGGTGTTAGGAACGCTGGTATAGGATACACTCTACCTCTGTAGTCAAACGACCAAGGGATAAAGAAGTCTGCGTCCTTGAACTCTCGTACACAATTCATAGTCATACGTGTACGGCAGGACTTACGCACTTCCGCAGCCTGAAGGTTCATTGCATTGGTTTTACCACGCTTCCATTCCTTACGCGCTTCGACATTTGTATCAATGTCAAATGGCTTAGGTGGTACCTCGTGGTGAGTTATAGGTTTAAACTTTCCTACGCTAATACCTCTAACTTCTAACTCCTCCGCTACCTTAACTATATAGGGGTTTAACTTGTATTTTACCTGTTGAATACGGTTGATAAAGTTATAAGGAATTTCCCCCTGTATAAGGACGCCATCGCTCCTTCGTATGAATTGATGACATCTTGTTAGGTCATTTAGATAATAACCGCCGTCTTGTAAAGCGTGCCAATTACGTGGAGGGATAAGCATAGGCTTAGCAAGTGGGCTGAACATTTCAGCCATTCGCATGATTTCATCTTTGTGTTTGATAAGTTTTTCTGAAGGACTTAGTATGTTTATAGTTTTTCTACCATTACGTACTAGCTCTTTTACAAACCAACCAGACACTTCACATAGGCAGTCGATAAGCCACGTGCCTATCTTTATCTTAGTGTTTCTATCCCACGCTACCCATGGTGTGATGTTTTGCTTGTGCATAAGTGTTTGTATGCACTTACGCTTGTACTCTGTACCTTTGGCTTGATGCCAATAATTTTTCTTGAGGGTGGCTAGTAGTGCAGGCGCTTCTCTCTCGTAGTAGTTCATCTGGCACTCAGCTTCGCAGGCAGAGCCAACAGCTAACGCAGTAGCTGTGATTGCTTGCTTGTTCTGTCGTGGCGCAAAGACATGATCGAATACTACCTTGCATGTAAGCAAAGCTTGTATCTCTGTCTGTACGGGTATGATGTACTTAGCTACGACGATGGCATCTCTGCCAGCGCATGTCTTGTACTTTTCTTTCTTTTCATCTATGTATACAATTAGATCGGGCATGATTCCCGTTACACATGATGAGCCATAAACTGTGGCACTGGCGTATGTCTGTTCTTCTAGTTTGTCTGTGTTCTTGTGAAGTTTGTCCAGTCCACCTTGTATTTGTCTACGCTCGAACGCTTGTTGCTCGTCGATCTGTTGTTGTGTCAGCATTTAATTGTCGTCGTCTAAGACTTGCTCTTGCATTATAGCAATTAATTCTTCTTTATGTGGGTGGTTTACCACAAGTGTAAGTAACTGTTCGTACCTACGTTGGAATGTTTCTTCGCTCATGGGTTGTTGAAATCAATTAAAGGTTTTACATGCCATACACCTTCCATGGTGCATAGCGTTATCTTGCGTCCGTGTGTCATTTCTTTCTTTACACGTTCCTTAGCCTGATATTCAGACTTGTATGTGTACTCTTCAATGACACCAGTCTGCGAGTCTTCGCTACGGATAATACCGAAAATGGAACTAGGCAACACATAGCCATGGACCTTCCACTCTTCTAGCTCTTCATATTCTAGTGGTGGAAACCATTTAGCCGGTGTGTCCTTGATAGCCTGCCAGTTATTAGGATAGTACTTTCTACGTTTCATTGTCCTCTTACCTTAATTTTTGTAACGTTTTTAAGTTTGTAGCCATGGATTGCTACCCAGTCTAAGCCATAATAGGCTGCATCTTCGTCAGAGACAGCCTGAGTAAACATATAAGAGCACTCCTTTGGCTTGTCAGGAATGCAATAGTCTATTTTGTAGGTGTCCATGCGAACGTGTGTGTGAATTAGCAGATAAAGTGACCACTGCAAGAGAATTGCCACTTGAATGGGAACATGTCACCATATTCTTTGGCAACACGATTGTCTACAATCTTAGCGATTGCGTCTCTGTCTTCCCACGTGAGTATGTCAGCAATGTTAACATCTTTAGTACGGTGTAGCTTTTTGTTGTGCTTTTCCGCTTGTTGCATGAGGTCGTGGTATTCCACTACTCTTCCTCCAATCTATCTTTTATGATAGCATTGAGTTCAGTAAATCTTTTTTGACATTCCCTTACAATTTCTTGTGCTTGGTTGTGTCTGCTAATTACTTTATCAAGTTCAGCTTGTAATTCTTCAGTAGTTGGTTTTGTCATGTGCTGTGAGTTTTTTGATTAGTTGTTTAGTGCGTTTCTTTGCTGCCTGTATGATGCGTACATGTTTCTTGTACTTGGGCTGCTTGTCGCTGTGGTGTTGCCAGTTGGGAACTCTAGGAGTTATCATATGATAACCTCTCCCTCTGGCGATACTTGTACTGTGTAATCAATCTTGGGTACGTCGTCGTGAGTGTCATTGCGCTCAATGTTACCCATGATACCGCTGCTAAGTGCTGTCCAAAGTAGTTTTTCTGCTTCTTCAGGACTGTTAGCTTCAAGACGGTAATAGTCTCTGGTTAGTTGCGTTACGCGTATTTCGTAGTTAGTCATACGTCACATACCGCAGGATTCATTAACTCGTGCACTTCGGCTGCGTCCTTGCAGTCGAGCATGTTTTGATACTCTTCTGCTGATGTTTTCATTTGTTTGGCTAAGTCAAGAATTTCTTGCTTGTCATAATTGTAGTAGCCGTCTTCGCCTGCGATAATCTCGCAAAGCTGCTCGTTAAATTCAAAGATAGTCATGCTACCTCCTCGTATAAGGTAACTTCTTCAACTTGATGACCGCAGTCACCTTCGTCTTGATTGCATAACCAGTTGCCTCCGTCCTTGTAAAAGACTTCGCGTGCTTGCTCTGGTGTATCAGCTTCAACTGTGTAATAATCACAGGTGATGTAAGATTGTTTGATTTGATAGGTAGTCATAGTGGAACTGTAACTAATAGTAGTCTAATTGGTAATGTGTACGTCCGTGAGTTATTGTAACAATTCTTAATATGATGGGTCGCCTTCTGGCTCAGGAAAGTAACGTGGTGTCTCACGTCTTACTAACTCCTCTTCCATTAGTTTGCGCGTCCTTGCGTCAGGATTACCACTGCGTAGTGTTACGCGTAGGTAGTCGGCGTCTACTGTTTGTATATCTCGTACGGTTAAAGGTTGTGGCGTCCCTGCGAATGTGCT